AAGCTTTCTCTTAGGATCCAATCCTTCATATGCTACCACTAGTTCTGCTAGTGTCCTGTTAGCATTGTTCTTGAATCCTCTGTGACAATCGTCACGTTTAATAAGAAACTTCAGATTGGTTACCCAGTCTGTAGTCTCATTAGTTCCTTCAACTGCAAGAATGGTATGACCGTCCACCTTCCTACTAACTAGGAAGTCTTGCTTATGTGGATACACATCTCTACAGCACTTAAGTGCTTCGAGTATTGCCTCTTTTGCTAATGTCATGATAAAAACTCAATTAATATTATTTAGTTCTTCACGTAGATATCTGGTCCTTTCTTTGGATCCTTCTGATCTTTACCATCGTCAATACGAGGCATGATCTCAACTGTCTTCTTCTTTTTAGACTTGCCTTCTTCTAGACCCCATCTATCATGTGCAAGCCCTTCTACTTTTTTCTAGAATAACTCATTATTTTATCGATGGTCTTCTGCTTCTTAGACTCACATGCTGCTTCTTCTTCAACTACTGTGCCTTCTCTCTCTGCAGCTGCTTTCTCCCATCTCTCTTTAGTTATAGTGAAAGTAGTCTCAGTCATTTCACTAAGTTCTGTAAGAATCTCTTCTAACTTAGCTTCCAATTCTTCTCTAGTTGCCTTCTTCTCAACTTCAACCTCTTCTCTCTTAACACTAATAGCATTATTCTTTATCTCAGCACCATGTGACTGCTTAATCTTTGTGCTATCAGGTGCACCAGCATTAGCCTTAGGATCCTTTGTACTACCATCATCAGTGTTGACCACTTTAATAGTAGGGATAGTTTCCTTATCAAATTCAGGCTTAGGTATAGTACCTATTGGTGTTTCAATAGTAGCAGGTTCCTCTTTGATGGTGGTTCCTTGGAATGTATTTCCATCCATCCACTGTGCATATGATTCGATTAGTGCTTTAGAATAATCATCATTATGTTGCACTGATGTTGTAGGTGCTTGCTTGTCCATGAGTAAAAAAGGCTGTTCTTCTTGGTTTATTTATACTTTCATTGACTTCTCTTATGTCCCTTACCCAAGCTCTAAACATTTCTCGGGCTTCGGAAACACAAATAACATAGTTCGGTCCAGTGCGGATTATCTTCCCCTTGATACCAGTGTTAACATTCATCACAGTCTGTCCCTCAGTGAAGCATTCCTTCTGTCTGAAGTTCTGTCTTACTGCTTGATTTTTAATATCTCTAAATGTTTTCACAGTCCAAGTCCTTTACGAACATCTGCCATCAATTTTAAAGCATCATCTGTATTTAGTAAACCATCAACACCCTTTAAAAAATCAAGAGTCTTTACTTCCTTAGCAGCCTTTCTCATTTTAGACGCAGACATACCATCTGCATTATTAGAATCAGGATCTCTATTTAATCCTGTAGAATCAATTTCTACAGTATCAAAAGCATAATATGCAGCACCAGACTTCTCACTCCTTTTCTTGTTATGCCTTTTAATGAACTCGAAAGCTAATGTCCTATCACTACCACATACTAAAACAACATCAGTATATTCTTTCATCATAAGCCACTGCAAAACAAATTCAATTTTTTTTATATCTGAATGAGACTCTATGTGAGGAGAATGATCTGGAAACATCTTCTCCATCCACCCCACTTTTGTATCATGAGACAATGGGTTATCTGGTTTACCATGTGTCCTTGTAGGCCAAATATAATAATCTTCATGACCAGCAAGTTTCTTAAGCTGATCTAACATTTTCTTATGTCCTATAGTAGGAGGATTAAACCTACCAAATACAAACCAAGCTCTTTTCATGACCAACCCTTGAGTGAGACATCAAAGTTAGCCTGACTGAATACTAACCTCTTAATTAATTTAGTAGCTTTACCATTCTGAATAGCAACATATCCTTCCTGTGCAGTCATCTCAAGACCTTCATCAGTCCTAATATAAGTACCAAACTTTTCACCCTTCTCAAGCTTAGTAACAAATATTTCTTTAGCATCCTGTATGATTTTATATAATTTCACAGTACTACTAAACTGAGATCCATGAGAATCTATAAAATCACGACCATCATATAACTTAGCAAGTTTACCTGCTTTACCTTTTGGTGTCTTTAACTTATCTGCTGCCTTCTTACACTCAGTACTAAAATAATTTTTAAAATCAGAAGTGAAACTATTTCCTACTTGCTTACCTTCCCTAACATACTTATTAAAGTACTGTTTAAGTTTAACACCAATACTAAGTTGATCATTATCTGCTATCTGCTTCGCTACACCATCCAAGAAAGAACCACAAGTCTTAACTAATTGTGAACTACTCTGTTTCAAACTAATCAACTTCTGTTTCTCTTGACTTGTTAGTAAAACATCTTTACCTAACGTGTCTATCTCTGCACTGATAACAAACACATCTTTATCTTTAGTGAGAGTAGATGGATCAAATCCAAAAGAAGCATGGAGTCTCTCAATACTACTACCAGTATATGTGGTATGAAATACCACTCCTATCTTTGCAGCATCAGCTAGATCATAATCACTGTCTTCTTTTGGTATAGCATATGTTATTGTATTTGGTTTGAAGGTAATAGACTTCTTACCATCAATTATTTCTACATTCTTATCATCAGTAAACAATAAGTCTCCCTGTACTACTCCTTTAATTCCTATAGAAGGAAGATACTTTAAAGCATCTTTCAACTTAGAAGCTAGTCCAGGAGCATGACCATGATTGTTATCAATATCAGTTTCAGTATAATTAATCTTTGCATCCTTATTAAAGATAGACTTAGTACCAACAAAGAAATGATCTGTTCCTGGATACTGTCCACAGAATATAGCAGGTGCACCATCCCACTTCGTAGTCATCTTAAAATTACTAGAACCCTTACCAGTAAAAGTTCTAGCCAAAGAATCTAAAAATTTGAATGCATCTTCTGCACCCTTCTTACCATCAAGTAGGATGCTATCTTCTAAATGTTCTAGGTGAGTGTTTTTAGACATTAGAATAACTTACCAAATGGACCATATCTCAATCCCATCTTCTGAGCGATGAATACCATATCAGTTAAAAATTTGTCTCTATTATCTTGACCATTAATAGAGAAGAAAGAATCTAACCAAGATAATTGCATAAGCTTAGAATTAGAAACATGTGGTTGGCTACTAAAAATCAACAAAATATTATTGTAAGCTTCCAATGCCGTTGAAGTTTTAATTGTTACACCATGATCCTTAACTCTACCAATTACATGAGTCCATTTATCCTGTTGTTTTAAAAATTCATCAGCGTCTTGTGGGTAGTCATCCTTACTACCAGTAAACTTTATTCTTGCAGCATATTTCTTAAAAAGATCCTCAACATATTCAACAGTTGCTTTACCCAATCTAGCTGAACCAGCAGTATCATCAGTTGGTTCATACTTCAGACCACTAAACTTAGTACTATCATTCGCTTTTATCTGAAACTTATACATGTTATTAGCAGCACCCTTAACATTCAACTTAGTATCTTGAGTAGCAAGTTGAATAGTTCCATTCTTATCTTCCTTCCTTCCACAATCACAATTCGTTGAATCATAATGAAATCTCATTGCCTTTAGGTTATTAAATCCCAACTTCTTATCAGCATCATTATCCCAATGAAGATTAACCTCTGCCCATTCTGCAGTTTCTTTACTTACCTTCTTGAGAGATATACCCCATATTTCTTTCTTACGAAACAGTGCTCTCATTATCGCATTGAACTGTAGAAGTTGTATATCAACAGCAGTCTCGATAGGAGAAGAAGCTCCTGGTCTTGGTACATCTGTTTGATCTTTTAAGTACTTGATCCATTGTTTCTGCTTATTAGTACTTATCCAGATATCAGCAGGGTTCCAGTTATCTTTCTTTCCACCAGCAGCCCATCCATGATCTCTTACCCAGTCTGTTACGAAATTCATAAATCTTCCATCACGTTCAAAGATAGTAAAGTTATGACTACCAACTACCTGTAATAATTTTTTATTCTGGGCATGAAAATTCCTATACCAATCATTAGTAACACGATCTGTACCTACATTACATTGTTTCCATATTGTATCCAATGTTTTTTTAACAACATCATCAGCCTTCAACTTCTCCCATGTATCCCATCTCTTATTATACCTAAGAGCTCTCTCAAAAATAAAAGCAGATCCCATCTCCTGAGCCTTAGTCATTGCTGCTGCATTAATAGTCTCACCTGCTTTTCCTGTTGTTCCTATTCTTATTCGCTGCTGAACCTCTGGTCTAGTTTTATCGAGCCATTGAATACTAACTGTTTCCTTATAAACTGACCAATCAGTCGATCCATTTTTATAACGGTATTGATAGGGTTGCTTCTTTGTTCCTCTTCCTGTTCTTATTCTCTCTTGAAACTTATTATCCTTTAGTAATTGACTTGCAACAACATTCTCATAACCAACATCATCAGTAAAGAGTTCTATTACATTTCTAGTAGGTATTTTACTAGGCACTCTAGTAAACTTGGGTTTGGAATCATCAAAAACCATCCAAAAATCAGAACACGTGAATAATTCCTCCATCAACTTAATCAGTCCTTCCCTATCAGGACAATCCGATGGTATTTTCTCGTATACTTGCTTTGTAAAGTTTACCTTAGTGGCCATAAAAAAATCCCCCTCTAGTTATTTAGAGGGGGATGGTCTTAGATATCACCTTCCTTTCGATTCTCTGATTTGAATACATCAAACTCACCGTCTGGGTATCGTGCTGCTAACTTCATCATGTTAGTGACTACGATAGTCTGGAAGTCTAAGTCTAATGCATTACAAGCTTGTGCAATGTACCAGAACACATCACCTAATTCTTTTAAAAGATGTACCTTAGTATCTTCTGTAAGTTCCTTACCTTGGAAAGCAATCTTCTTTACTATCTCTGTGAACTCTCCACCTTCTGCACTGATACCAACAGCAGCAGTAAGGAGTCTAGGGATATCAACACCCTTAGATTCTAAATCTTTAATTCTATTGATGAACTCATCTGTACTCTTAGAAGGGTGGCTTGTAGTACCATCGACAAACTCTAGGTACTTATCATAATCAACTGATTGTGTCATTGTGGATCTGAATAACGGTGTTCTTGTGAGTGATAGGTATCAGCATTAGGTGCTGGATCTATCTTTATAACCTCATCCCAGTGTGTACGATACACTAGGATATTGCATTGACTTACGCCATGCATTTTACCTGGATCTTCCCATTGTCTCACACACAATGTGAAGTATGGTGCGTGTTTATCGTAGAAGTTAACGAAACCTCTATCTCCTCGGAACTCAACTATGTCTCCGTGTTTAAACATTCCATTCAGCGAATTTACTAAGGCGGTCTTGGTTGTTTTTTATTGCATCAAAAGCATTAACGTCTGGATCTTCTTCCTTCTCACTCATGATTTCAGAAGTAGATTCTGCAACATCAAATAACTTCATCTTCGCTCTATCTATACCCAGAACAAACTTACGATTTGAAGTAGGATCATTGTACCTGTTCTTCAACTGCTTAACCATTATTCTACCTTCCTGTTCCAGTTCCTCGCTAGAAATGAGAGCGAACATAAGATCAGCAGTAGCAGGGAGTCCAAAGGATTCTGAAGTGTCAGTGAGGTCAGGATCACTAGACCCGAAACCAGAACGAGTAGTTTGAGTAGCACTAACAATCGGTAGGTCAAACTCGACAGCAAGACCCCGAAGCTCTTCAGCAATCGCTTTAACATAAGTATAAGAGTTAACAATGTGACCTTTATATCTTACACTAGCACAAATGTTAAGGTAATCTATAAAGATTATATCAGGTTTGAAAGATTTCTTAAGTTTTAGTTCATTAAGTAATGCCCTGAAATGTCCAGCGTGAGCTGAAGCAGTGGGATATTCCTTGATGATAATCTTTCCTTTAGTTTTCTTCTCAAGATCAGCGATCTTAGATTTAAACATCATCTGAGGTAGATCCACAATATCTTTGATGTTAACATTCAAACAGTTAGCATCAATACGTTCTGCAATCTTCTCTTCAGACATCTCCATCGTAACATAGAGAACATTCTTACTTCTCAACAAGCAAGCACTAGCCATGTGACACATGAATAGAGACTTACCAACACCTGTACCAGCAAGTGCTATGTTAAGAGTCTTATTGGGAAGACCACCCTTAGTGATGTAATTAAACTTCTCTAAGTCAAATGGTATCTTCTCTTCTTCTCTATGATAGAACTCATATCTATTATCTGCAGACTCAATGTAATCATGTCCTACGTGCTCATCAAATGAGACACCTAAAGCATCTTGTAAGATACTAGGAATAGCATCCTTAGATAACTTCTCATCATTACCGTCAGCAATCTTAACTGACTTGAGTAATGCATTATAGATTGCTTTATCCTGACACCACTTCTCAGTAGAATCAGATAACCAATCAGCATCAACCCACTCATCGTTAAGATCATCCAATCTAATCAAAGCATTTTTATAGGTCTCATCTGTAAGATCAGTCCTATTACCAAGATTAATTTTCAGAACTTCTTTAGTAGGAGTCTTATCATACTTAGATGAAAAGTCTTGTATCTCTTCAAAGAGAACTACATCGACAGCATCCTGAAAATACTCCGAATCAAGATGAGGTACTACCTTACGATAGTACTCCTCATTACATAGAAGGTTCCGAAGGATAGTATTTTCTATCCTTTCAGTTGCCATAACCATACTCCGTTCTTGCTGCTTCCTCTAACTGAGCCATCACTTCGTCTGTGAAGTACTTCTCAGGACTAGCAAGAACAGATTTAGGGTAAACAGAAGTTTCACCGAACTTGATACGGTTGCCCACCCTTGTAAAGACGTTGTACTTCTCACCCAATTCAATGAGTCCGTAGTACTTGTCCAGTCCACGTTCATCGAAGTATAATCTAGTAGCAACTTTGGAACCCTCCTTAGATAATCGAGATTTCTTGGCTTCGCACTTAATGATGTTACCCACTAGGTCTGTACCTTCCTTCTCTTTAGATTTGGTCAAATATATTATAGTAGATGCAGCATACTTTAGTCCAGCTCCACCACCCATTTCTTTTTGTGGCACATAGGATCCAATCACATCATATGTGTGATTCGTAACAATCATAGGAACTTTCGCCTGTCCAAGCTTCAAGGTTAATACCCTAAATGCACCCTTAATCAACTGTGATTTGGTCATATCCCTGACCTGTTTATCATTAGAGATGTCTTCCATCTCCTTTGATGTACTCAGCATACCAAGAGAATCAAGAACAAACATC